ACCGGCTGTTGAAGTAATTGGTGCTTACTCATTTAACGATAGAGTGGGTCAGCCTTGGTTCGCACCTGCTGGGTTTAATCGTGGTGGGTTGGAAAGAGTGTTGGAAGTTAGAAGAAGATTAACACAGACGCAACGTGATAGTCTTTATAACAATACTCCTGGCGTTAACCCGATTGCTACTTTCCCCGGCCAAGGTATTGTTATCTTTGGTCAGAAAACACTACAGAAGAAGCAGTCTGTATTGGATAGAGTAAATGTTCGTAGAATGATGTTGACAGTTAGAAAGACTATTTCCAGAATGTCTCGTAACTTCGTCTTTGAACAGAACAACGCTCAGACAAGAAGCAATCTTCTAAACATGGTTAATAACTATCTTGGTTCAGTACAAGCGGCCAACGGTATTAATGAGTTTAGAGCACAGATTGAAGAGGGTGCAGATTTGGTAGATAGAAATGTAATCAAAGGTAAGATTTTCCTCAAACCGACTACGGTTGCTGAAATTGTTATCTTTGACTTTACGTTGACACCTCAAGGCGCATCTTTTGGTGAGTAATAAATAATAATAGTGTGTGAGGGAAAACAAAATTTCCCTCACACCTATATTTATTTTAGAAAATAAAATATTTTTATATATTTTGGAGATATAGAATGGCTGATGTTAGACCCGTAAACCAAATGCTTGCGGATACATTTGAACCTAAAAGACAAAATAGATGGTTTTTCCAATTTGCTGATGACGTAATTCCTCAGTTTGTTGCTAAAACTTTCGCTCGGCCGACTTTCACCCAAGAATCTGTTGTTGTTGATTACATTAATAGCAAAAGATATTTGGCTGGTAAGTTTGAGTGGGGTACAATGTCGATGACATTACATGATCCTATCGCACCCTCATCTGCACAGAAAGTTATGGAGTGGGCAAGGTTAGCTCACGAAACAATTTCTGGTCGTGATGGTTATGCCGCTTTTTATAAGAAAGATTTTTCTCTTAACTCAATGGACCCTGTTGGTGTTGTTGTTGAACAGTGGGATATTAAAGGCGCATTTATTACCGATGCAGACTTTGGTGGTTTGGATTATGCTAGTGGCGAACCTACAGAAATAAGTATTACGGTTCGTATGGATGAGTGTATTCTGAGATACTAAAATAGATGTAGTTTAAATAAGGTAGTTTGTTTATTAAAATTTCTTGTAAATATAAATTACAAGAAGGAGTTTTAGAAATATGAGTGAAAGTAAGACTGCACCTATTGAATTTGAAGACGATAGTAAAAAAGATACAGAGATAAACCCGGCTGAAATCAATCAAAGCCCCGAACAGTATGCACGAAAAATTGCAGCTGAACGAGCTACTGAGTATGATAAGATGGCGGGTTTTTCTGTGCCTCGTGATTTTGTAATGTTACCATCTAAGGGCTTGATTTATCCGGCCTCTTCACCACTTCATAATATGGAAGAAATTGAAGTAAGACACTTGACCGCTGCTGATGAAGATATTTTGACATCAAGAGCTTTGTTACGTAGTGGTAAGGCGATTGACACAATGCTTTCCAATGTTATTATGAATAAGAGTATTAATGTAGAAGAATTAATTTCTGGTGATAAGAATGCTATTTTAACATTCCTTAGAATTACAGGTTATGGTCCCGAATATCCTGTTGACGTTGAATGTCCGGCTTGTGGTGAAACTACGACTTTTGAATTTGATTTAAGTAAATTGACGATGAAGTTTTTAGATGTTAATCCAGTTGCAGCAGGTGAGAATAGATTTGATTTTCAATTACCTTCGGGAGTTGAAATACAGTTTAAGTTATTGAACAGTGCGGAAGACGCTCGTATTACTGAAGAACAAGAAAAACTTAAACGCGCCACTGGCTCTCCTTTAGAGAAAAATGTAACCACTAAGTATAAGCATCAAATCATTTCTGTTAATGGTGATGAAAATCAGATAACTATTAATAACTTTGCGGATACAATGAATCTACGTGACTCAAGAGCTTTTCGTTCCTATTTAGAAGAGATAGAACCAGATGTTAATATGCGTCAAGAGTTTAAGTGCCGTATGTGTGGCCATACGGAGGAGGTGGAAATACCGGTAACTACCGGTTTCTTTTGGCCTGAGTCCTAACCTTAAAGAGTATATTTTTGAGGAGTGTTTTTATTGTGTTTATTATGGTCATCTAAGTTTCACAGACGCTTTTAATTTACCTATTAAATGGCGTAAATGGTGGCTCAATAAAATAAACGATATCAACGAAGAACAAAATGCAAGAAACCAACAATCTGCTGTGACAAATCAACAATCAAGTGGTAAGTCATTACGAGCTAGAGATATTGGTCGTTAATATAATATCCCCTTATTACTTTTTAGTATAAGGGGATATTTATCTATGTAGAAACACAATCGGAGACAAAAAATGCCTAAATCACCACACGCTCAAATAATTGATCCCTTTTCAGAAAAGTCTGGCGGATTTGATTATGGTAACTTGGCCAAAACTGTATTAGCTGGGTTGGGGGTAAATTCAGCTATTGATTTTTTTCGTAAACGTAAAACTAATGATACTAAGCAAGACAAGCTATATCAAGACGAATTGAAAAAAATTGAAAAGAAGATGCGTAAGCAAAAGGAATTGGAAAAGAAGTTAAATAAAAAAGGAATGACCCTTGACGATGTTCTGCGTCAAATGAAAAAAAATAGAAAGAAGTAAATAATGGCAGATTTCGGAAATCAATTAGGTGATGCTGGAGAAAAGGCTGAAGGGCTAGCTGGTGTCTTTGATAGACTTATGGTAAAGGGTGCTACTTTAGCCGGTCTTGAAGAGAAACAAATACAAGCTACTCAAAAAGCCAACAAACTGCAAGCCCAACTTGATAGAGAAAAAAAGAAATCTATACCTCTGCAAAAGAAGATGACCATTGAGTTGCAGCAGCGACTCAAAAATTCTACCCTACTAAATAAAGGTCTAAAAGAGACTATCAAAAGTATGAACCTTTTCGGCAAAACTATGTCTGGTTTAAAAGGTGCTCTTGGTGGTATAGGAAAAGGTATAGCTGCCATAGGTAAAGCTGGCATTATTGGTGGGTTGGTTGTAGGAGTAAAGTTTTTAATTGATGGTTTGTTAAAAGTAGATTCAGGTATGGCAAATCTATCCAAAAGATTAGGTGTTACTAGAAAACAGTTGTCGAACGTGAGGGAGGAAGTTTTTAAGGCTAGTATGGATTTAGGTAAGTTTGGAATGACTTTTGAACAAATAAACACTGAAGCTGGTAATTTAGCACAACAATTTGGTAGTTTAAAATTTGTTACAAATGATGTTATACAGCAGAGTATGAAACTGCAAGCGGTATATGGAATATCTGCTCAAAATGCTGGCGAATTACTTGAGGTTATGGAAAGAACAAAAAGAGAAACTCAAGAATTTGTTAAAAGTGTTGGCGAAATGGCTCAGAAAGAAGGTGTTCTTACTAGTATAGTGATGAGAGATTTAGCTGCTAACGCTCAAACGCTAGCCATTCAGAGTAGGCGTGGTGTGGAATCTATGAAAATATTGGCTGTGGAAGCAGCCAAAGCTGGTGGGTCATTAAAAGATTTTGGTCAATTTGGTGATATGTATCTTGATATAGAACAAACCTCTGCCGCTATAGGTAGAGCTACAACACTGATGGGTAGTGATATAGCTAAACAAATGGGTAGTGTACAAGAATTAAGAATGATGGCTGAAAGAGGCGACACGGCTGGAATATTGGAGAGAATACAGAAAGCCACTGCGGCTGTAGTAGAAATTGACAAAGAAGGGTTTCTTCTTCACAAGTCGGGTCGAGAATTATATCAATCAGAAATAAAAGCTATGGCAGCTTTAGGCAATATGACCAAAGAACAATTCGTTATAATGGCCAGAACAGTAAAAGGGCATAAAGAAGTAGTTTCTGAAGAAGAACGTCAAAATAGAGTGTTAAAAGATAGAAGAAACATAGTAGAAAGATTAGGCGATATAGCTACTGGAGTTTTTGACCGTATAACCAGTGCTTTTGGTATGACTTTAGGCGTGGATAAGAGTGGGCCAGGAACTATTCATGGTATGATTGATGAATTAGGCGCAGAAGTGGAAAGAATTTTTAGTTTTGAAGATATAAGGATTGATATAGACGCTGCCGGTGGAGGAGTTGGTGGGTTTGTTAAAGCATTGGGAGATAGATTATCCAATTTAGGTGATACTATTTTTGAAGCACTAAAAACAGGATTTTCAAAAGCGATAAAGTGGTTTTCAGAAAATTATGAATTTGATATAATGGGCGGTGGTTTTGTTCAAACAGGCCAAGGTGTAATAAACGAATTTAAAGATCTTGAAACAGCAGCACAGGATTCAAAAAAGGCTTATGTAGATGCTGCAATTCTGCAAGCCCAGTTTAATAAAACTAAAGCAGATCAAATAGCTGAGGCTCAGAAACAACTGCAACAGGATTATAAAGGTGAAGAATTAAAAGCGCAACAACAAAAACTACAAGAAAGATTTGCTAGAAGACAGGCCGCCATTGACCAAAGAGTGGTAACTACTCGCGAAGCTCGTGCAAAAGCCGAACAATCCTTAGCTGGTTTTGATCGGGAAAAATTAGATGACGCTTATACTAGAGTCGGCCTTCAACAAGCTCAAAGTCAAAGCACTTTTCTTGATTATACGCCTGACTTTATATCTAGACTTGTTGCAGAAGATACACTCAATAGAAGGGGTAGACAATTAACAGGAGGTGCCGTAAAAAGACAAGCTCTTGGTGGTGTTCATAGAAGAGGAACTGCAGCACTCGTAGGTGAAGAAGGTCGTGGTGAAGTTGTCGTTTCCCGTTCTGCGTTAAGAAGTGGTATCGGTGTTGGTGGTCGAGCTGCATCTGCCTTAGCAAGTATTGGTGTGCCAGGATTCTTTAGAGGTGGAATGGTTGGAGATGTTACAGGTCAACAAGGGTTGATGACAGGGTTTGGTTCAGAAGCTTCAAGAGGTGCTCGTGCAGCCGCTTTCCAAAAAGAACAAGCTATACAACAGGCCGCAATGGTTAATTACTGGCGTGAGTATTACGAAAATAAAAGAGATGGTATGGATAGGCGTGGGCCTAAAAAAGATGATAAAGCGTTCTTAAAAGAGTTTTTTATGCAGAACAGAAGGGATCTTAAATTAGTTTCTGACATAATGTTAGAGAACCAACACTCAGCCGCTAAAGAAACAAATGAGGCTGTGTTTGCAGCAATGACTGCTTGGTCAAAGGGTGCTAAGAGTAGTGAAGCATTAAAGTTAGGTGTTCGCGTAGGTATGACAGAGAGTATGAAGCCAGGCGGCACCATGTATAATATGTTTGACAAAACCAATAAACTGTTACAGAAGCAGATTCAATCGGGTACGAAAACTCAAGCAGCAGTAGCTATGGGGTTACAATCCATGTCATTAGGTATTCAAAGTGCTATGGCTACATATGCTCAAACAGGAAACATGAAAGCTGCTAGAGAACAAATGAAAAGAAGTGCTGTTTCGGGCGGTATAAGTATGTTAGCCACTAAATTGTTTGGTGAAGATGCAATGACTTTGGCTAAACAAGTCAGATCGGGTCAAGTTCCACAAGCGGCCAAAGGTAAGTATGTAAATAGCCCAACACTAATGATGGTTGGTGAAGAAGGTAGGGGTGAAGTTGTCATACCTACAGAAAGAATAAGAAAAGGATTGCCAATTAATGCTGGTGTTGCAGCAGAGTTGGCATCTATTGGAGTGCCAGGGTTTTCAAATGGAGGTCAAGTAGATGCCTACGGTAGACCCGTAGGGGGGATAAATGTTCCTATCGCAACATCTCCAAGACCCGATAAAATCGCAGGCATAAAAGCACCTGCAACTTTGTCAACACCTGTTGCGGAGATTCAGAAAAAGTATCAACTTGGTGACAAAGATTTTATGGGTGGAGCAAAAGCTAGTGGGGCAATGGCCGCCTTAAGTTTCGCACAGGTATACATGCAGACAGGTAATATGAGGTTGGCTGCACAGGCTGGTTTGGAAGCAGGTGTAACTATGGCTGCTACGGCATTGTTATCCGTTCCTCCCTCTAACCCAATGATAGGTTCATTATTAGGCCCGATAGTGGGTTCAACAGTTGCTGGACCTCTTGGAAAAAGTCTTGGAATAACTGGCGGTCAAGGAAAAGCTCGTAGAAGAACTTTAAAAGGAATAGAAAGTCATGTTAAGGCCGGTGGGCTTTTTGATTTTGGTCAACCATCAGGTTTAAGAAGAAGCATACGCACCGCTGTTGGTGGTAAAGAAAATGTACCAACAGAAGAAAATTATAATAAATTAGTACAAAAAGTAGGAACTAGCCAAGTTCTGAAACCACTATGGGCAGCAGGTATTGACCCGTCTGTTATAGTTGCTGCAGCTAGCGGAAGGCTTCAAGGGCAAAAAGCGTTTAATAGTTTTAGAACTATTAATTCAGCTTTGTACGGTAGTGCAGGTGGTGATAAGTATATGAAAGCTGTCGCTGTTCCTCAATTAGCTACAGGGGGTATTGTAACAAAACCCACAACTGCTGTTGTTGGTGAGGCCGGTCCCGAAATGGTCATACCACTTACTGAACAAAGACAATCTAATGATAACATGATAAAAGAACTAAAAGAACAAAATAAATTAATGAGAGAAATGATTAAGACCCAACAAGAAACTGGTAAAACAGAAGTTCGTTTGGATGGTAGAGTAATAGCTCAATCAACCGCAGAAAACTTTTATGACATAGGCAACGGAATGTAGAGAACATAAATGGCAACTACAAGAGTGTTATTAGATACAAGAGGTAAAAGTTTACTTCAACTACTTACCGAAAATTTGGAATCATTAGGTGATATTAATATGTCATTAGCTGCATCTAACCAAATAGGTAGCTATGATAGTGCTTTTGGTGATGTAAAAATTAATCACCCAAGAATACAACAAGCTACTAGGCTTGGTACTCTTGTTGATCCACAACACGAATATTTTGTTAGAGAGGTAGAATTTCCCGCTAAAAGTGGTGAAACTTTTGGTAAGGGTGATTTTTTAGAAGAACGTGCTCACGATACTATAGGAGGGTCTTCACCAGTCGGTGTAGCAGAAGGATTAAGCTTAAATGATAATTCAGTTCCTGGCGAAACTAGAATGGATAAATTTGCTGGTAAAACCACTTCTCTCACAAAAATTTTACATGATGTTGATGATTATAGCGGAGAATATAAAGATCAACCTCAAAATTTTATGAGACTAAAAGGAAGGAAAAGTCTTTTTACTTTATTACAAGAAACATGGAGTGTGTTTTTTAATGATAGTAATGGTGATCCAATATATAGAAACACACACCCAGTAGAGGGTAATACAGAAACAGCCGGACAAAGTGAAATAACAAATAGATATAGATATAGTCTTGATTATATGGCTAATTATTATAATGAACAAGGTTCAAGTTTTGTTGATGCTCCTACACCTTTAAATATTCTTGAATCAGCTCAACAAGGTTTTGTTTTAGGTCAAATTTTAGGTGATAATATTACATTAGAAGATAATGTTACTACCATAGCGCAAGATGCAACAAGAGATTTTTTTCAAGGATTAGGTGACTCTACAGATGACTTAGGCTTAAGTACATTTTACAGTATGTTGGCTGATAATACTTCTATAGATAGAGTGTCTCAACTTTATGTTGCCGGTTGGGGTAGACCACAAGAAAACTATTTGACTAAAAAACCATTGTCAGAGAACTTGCAACAAAATCTCTTATTGCCACCGAATATTGGCGCTGAAGGTTTCGCTGGGTTACCCAACCCTCTTAATATGCCAGGAAACACCACAGGTAATGGCACAGGAACGCCAGGTTATGGTGATAATAACGCCACATTCACCTCACTATATACAAGAAATAGAGCTGGTGCTGCAGGTGGGATAAATGCAAGTAATGATATTTTCAATAATGGTGTTATTGCAGGAACATCTATTAATCTTTTACAAGAACCAGAAGCTAGTAGGGGTTTGAATGTTATTAGTGGTGAAATACAACCTGCTGCGGAAGACCGTGTGCCTTTTTCTTTTGAAAAAGATGACGCACAATATTTAACTTACGAAAGAAGATCTGCGGGTTTTACTACAAACGGACCAGCCGTTAATGTAACACCATCTGCTATACAACCAGCAGTTAAAGATTTGGATGCTGTTTCTGACGATGATTCCGGAAATCCGCCAGAAATTGATAAAGAAGTGGTTGCAATAGGTAATGGTCAGCACTTCCCTTTTACTTTTTCAACGGTAAACAGAACTGACGGTAGATTGCAGATTTGTTTTTTACAAGCTATTATTAATACCTTATCAGAGTCGTATACACCGACTTGGGCTTCAAAACATTTTTTTGGTAGAAGTGAACAAACACATACTTATACATTTACAGACAGAACTATAGATATAAGTTTTACTGTTTTTGCAAATGAGATGAGACAACTACAAAATGTATACGAAAGAGTATTGTGGCTAGCTCAACAATGTTACCCCGAATTTGACAATACAGGTAGGATGTCTACAGGCCCGATTGTAGCTTTAAGAGTGGGTGATCTTTTCCAATATAAAACAGGTGTTATTAGGAGTCTTTCTTATGATTGGTTAGGTTTTGCCGGTGGAAAGTGGGAAATGACTTCTGCGGTAAGGATGCCTCAAGGATGTACGGTAACCGTAAGTTATCAAATCATTCACGACTCAATGCCAACGCGTGACACTAACTTTTATCATGGTCCTGGCGGTGGTTTAGATGCAGGTACTTCAAGATACAGAGACATTACAAGCACGGCTGGTGGAAATGCTTTCGATGCGTTTACAGAAACAGAAACAAGCGAAATTGGTTATGGGGTTCCATTTTTGGATTCTGGTCAACTTTCCGCTGAAGGAACAGGAGAACGGGATTATTTGGCTTCCGTTAGAACAAAAAATAGAATAATAGATGAATTAGGTACGGGTGGCTTACGAGAGGTAAATAGAGTACCTGTTGATCGTGATGAAGATACTAATGAACTTATTTTTGCTTAATTAGTATTTATAGGATAATAAAGGAATATACATGCCAACTTCAAGATATAATAGGTTTAGAACAGTAAAAAGCTTTGCGAACGACCCGCGAAGATTAGAAACATTTCCAGCTATAACTGAAAATGAATTGTCTACCATACCTCACACCATTATAAGATTTAAAGAATCGGATAGGTTAGACCATCTTGCACAAACCTATTTAGGTAGTGGAACTTATTGGTGGGCTATATGTTTACTAAATGATTTAGATAACCCTTTTTCATATAAGTTATTACCCGGCTTTTTGTTAAAGATACCTAATAGTATTGACCCCTTTCTCAACATCATAAGAAGAAATAAGGCTATATCATAATGACAGAAAATGTATCAACTGGAAGCATCTTTGATTCCCATATACCCGAAGATATTATAAAAGGTTGGAACGACAGAAGGCAATCTAATAATCAAATTATTAGTGGTTTGATGCCGTTTGTACAGCTTATAGGTATTTTTAACAAAGATGAATATGAAAAAATGTTTGAAATTCGTGATGAAGAAGGAGATACAACAGGCAGCTTTCTAAATCGGCGACAGGTGTATTATAATGATGGAACAGATGTTTTAGGAACTATTAACGATGAAGGAGGTGCCTCAGATGACGCATCTTCTGAAATTATAGAAGCTATTAGAACTCAATTAGAAGAACGATTTATTAATCTTTACATAGCTTCGGGTAAAGGAGAGGGAGAAGAAAGTTATTTAGCTATAACTCCAGAAGATGGTATTCTTATGGCTGAAGCTGTTCCCCAAACCGTAGATGGAACTGGCGGTATTGGTATAACAGACTTACAAGTAGATAATGGTATAAATAATTTTAAAACAATGACGATTAGGTTGACAGTTAATGATCCTCAAATTTTAAATAATAGACCAGAGTATGCTAAAATGTCTACACTACAAGGTGAGTTTCTCATCATGTATGGGTGGTCTAACCCCGAAAGTATTGCAGCATACGATAATACTCCGCCACCTAAGTTTGAAGTAGATCCACAAGAACCTAGTAAACTAATGTTGCGTGTTCCTTTAGGGGCGGTAGACAATGGAGGCTATTGGTCTGCTCAAAGAATGAACATAACAGGTTATGATTTTTCTTTTAATGAATTAGGTCAGATGGAAATTAGTCTTAAGTTAATGGGTAAAACCGAAATGTTTTTAGCTACTACAAGATTAAGTACTATTTCAAAAACTTGGCGTAGATTAATGGGTACTTATGATTACGATCCTGGCGATGTTGGTGCTGCAAAAGGTGGTTTTGGAGCTATTAAAGTTACAACTTTAGATGGAGCAGAGATTAGTTTGGCTGAGGCAGCTTTAAATGAACAAAAAAGTTATTTTCCAATTTTAGGGTCTGTAGCTGAAAATAATAGCACCGCGGCCGCGGCGATTGATGTTAGCTTGTCAGACCTTGGGTATAACAATAAAAGTATAAGCGAATCAATAGGTGATTTAGAGGGTGAAAGTCAACCGTATACTGGAAATCGTGCAGATCAAAATCTTGAAGAATTAATAAGAAGAAGAAGAGAAAGAGAATCTTTAGGTTATCCGTATGCGCCAGGACTTTCTGTATATGAAAAGGTTATTAGAAGAGTGGCTGTTGATGAAGCTGGCGATGTAAACCCAGATGAAGATAATAATGGAGAGGCCGCTGGCCCAGATGAAGAAGCACTAAATACTAAACCAATTACTGATTATAAGGCAAGATTAACTTATTATTATTTAGGTTGGGTAATGGATGGTGTGAAGTTAAGTATAAGTGATAGAAATCGTAGATCACTTTTATCTGGTCAAAATAAAATTACTCCTAAGTTTGCTTATATGGCAACTACCCCCGATTCCAATATAACCTCTGCTTTCCAATCAAAAATTAGAAGGGCGAATAGCACTGAGATTAATAAAAGAATACAAGACGCTATTATTCGTCTAAAAGAAAAATGTATGCCTCCTTTCTTAAGTAGACCAAATACTGTTGATCCCGCAATACAAAGTGAGTTGATTAATAACACAGGAACAGGTGTTATTAGATCAGAGCGATTTTTTCCATGTAGAGGTCAGACAATAGTTGATGGTTTGCAATCACAAGAGATGAGGGGTTTGGCTCAAGCTTTATTTCCAGCTCCTATTGGAGCGCCGGTAGAGCTTCCACATAGAGGATTTATAAGAATTGTTAATTTTCTTAACCCAGATGAAGACAACGACCAAGACCGTGAACTCGCTAGAAGATTGCAAGAATTTGATAATAACAACAATACCAATTTTCTATCTGTAGCTCGTAATACTTCCTCTTTTGGTAGGCAACGGGGTGTTCACAGATTTTTTATACCAGATTGGTATAGATATTATGATGATGATGGTAATCCAACTGGTGGCAGTGAAGATGGTTTCGACCCACTTAATCCATCTGACTATATGGCTGCAGACAGAGGTGGTAGATTTTTCTATCTTGTTAATTATGATGTGTTAAGAACTTTTAACAATAATAGAACTACATCTATAGAAGAATATACAAGAGTTATAGAGGTTGATCAATACAGACAACAAAATGCAGAAATTTGGAATCTCACCCAAAGAAGATGGCATAATTTATACATTACATATTTAGGTGGGTATTTTGAACAAGTAATAAGACAAAGGATAGGTGAGTTACAAGAAGAGGGTAAAACGATTGAAGACATTTATAATGAGCCAGTTGATTTAGATTTTTTAACAAGTAAACAGTATAGGAACGACAGATTTAGAAGAGATAGTAACAACCGATTCGGTGGTAGTGATGAACAAACTTCTATACCTCCAGTGGCTGAAGGTGCTAATATGCGAGTGGATGAAGATTTATTGGATGCTATTTCTCGCGCAGAAGATCGACTACCTTCACTACAACAACAAAAGATATCTGTTGAACAAGCTAGAAATGAATTAGCTGTTCAAATTGGAGAAAAGGTTGATCAAATCAAAGCATTACAATCAGTTGAAACATCTAGTGTGTTAGACAGAGAGGATGCGGGTATAGAACAACTTACTGGGGGAAGATATAGTCGTGAAGCGTTTAATAACGATGGAACATTAAAAAGTAACATTCAAATGAACATTGAGCCGTTGGGTCGTTCTGGCGTAAGCGTAAGTGGTGCGCGACAAAGATCAAATTATGGTTACAGCGGTAACCCCACTCAAAGAGATCCTGCAGGTAATCTTGTTTACTCTGGTTTTAGTAATTTTCTTAGGAATATAAGAGGTAATCAAAACCCCAGAAATGGAATATATCAAACTATTATTGAACTTTCTAATTTAGAAGACGTTCAAACTCCTACAGTTACCAAAGAATATATTATATATGCTCTTTATGGTGCGCGCACAAATAATTTTAGAAAAAGCGATAGCGATCAAGGCAACGAACAATTAAGATTCATAAATGAAGCAACACCAGAAGGGGTTCTTGAAAATTTTTTTCTTACTGGATTAGATGTTGATAATGATGGTGATGTTGACTATGATGATTTTTTTATAATAGCTGATGATTTTAATCCATCTGATTATAGAGAGCAAAGAGTAGATAATATTGTAGAAGAACTTCAAACAATTGTAAATCAAAAATTAGCTCAAATAACCAGACTCACATCAGAACTACAACCATTATACGCACAATATGAAACTTATAGTTTAACTTTAGAAGCTGCTGATAGTCAAATTGCAGATGCCAATGCAACTTTATCACAGTACAATAGTTATATATCAGAAGATGGATTAAGTGTAAGGCCACTAAGTTTATATGATGATACCTCCGATTTTGATGATGTTTTAGAAATTCCTATGGGTCGTGCTCAGCCAATGAGATTAGAAACCAAAGTAGCTCAACAATGGTATAGAATGTTTAGTGGTATTGTACAACGTGGTGCAGGTGATGTGACTAATTACGGACCGGCTAAAGGCGGTACAATTTATTATCCACCTTCAAATGTTAAGACTTTTAGATACGATGAAAATAAAAGAGGTAAAGACATATTTGGTGTTCCTAAAATAATATTAGACCCAATAGAGTTTAAAAAAACAAATCAAACCCAAAGTTTGGTTGAGTCCGCTTCGACCATAACAACACTATCTGATGAGGGTGTTCAACCTACAGATGCCGAAGTAGAAGCAGCCCGTGAAGCCGGAGGGTTTCCACCTGTTGAAAGCACAGAAGCTTATGTAAATTGGCAAATATTTGGTAATCCAGAACCTCCCAATTCACCAAACGCTGCGGGCACAAATTCATATGGCTTTAGAACAGGCCCACCGATAGAAGAGTTTGATAGCCAAGGTAAGTTAATAAACATTAGTGGTGGAAACTATGTAAAAGATTATCAAGCTTTTTTAGATCTTTTTAATGTTGAGTTAGACCCTTCTCTTGGTGACGACTATACTATTATTGGTAATTGGCCAAGTTCCAACAAAGATACTCCTTACTATATGATAGATGAGGCAAATAATATTATCATAGAAAATGCTGAGGGTTGGTATCAACAAAGTGGATGGTATTTAGGTTCTGGAGGTTTTCCTGTTTATTTATATCCAAGTCGAGAAATGGCTACACAAATTGATCCTACAAAAACAACTCCAGCAATGCCATTTGGAACACCCAATGGTGAATATGGCCTTACAAGCCAAGGAAACGAAGGTACGCCAATGGGGTGGGGTGACATAGACGATGACGGGAAGGGTGGTGGTCATTGGGATGATAAAGCTAAATCGGGCGAAAGAAATGATTTATTAAATCAGTTAGGTAGAGAGTATGATCAAAGAGGAGATGGTAAACCACAAGCTACATTAACAAAAAATCGTCAAGAGGGATGGGATGATGATTACGATGCACTAAAGCCGGGAGAAAAAGGTTCACCACTAATGAATGTGGGCACTCCTACAGACCCTATTCTTAGTACCACATTTCCGCAAAGTATAGGGCAGCAATTTCCCGCCAAAATTCAAAATGGTGATTTTACATCTTATGGTGCTCGCATTGGTCGTGGTGAACATTGTATGAATTTGACCTTAGATATGAAAAGAGCGTTAGTTATTAAAAGAAAGAATTGGTATTTTCCTCCGGCAAAGGGTAATAGAAACAATAAAGTATTTTGGTCTTTGGGTGATGATGATCCAACAGCACATAATGGTTATCCTGGCAGCGCTGGCGCAAAAAAAGTAGACTGGAGTAAGTTAACTAAAAGAGCGGTGGTTGTTGGTGAAGTAAAAATATTTGATTATTGGATACATGAAGACGATCCGCAGCCGGGAAGTGGTAATATGATACCAGTTTATGCTATGCCTGGCAGCACTCAACCAAGTATAGACGCTTATGAACCAACTGATGAAACATTAGGAAACACATCTATTATTTTATATAGACCAAGAAGGGGAGCTTCTGTTCAAGGCCCGAGAGTTAATAAAACACAAGGTTATAGCAATCAATATTATCCATATGGTACGGGTCGATATCAAAATGGTAAAGCACAATATGGTTCTGCAGCTTTTCCCGAAAAAAAACCTAACAAAAATTGGTTATACATAGGTGATTTTTTAGATCGTTTGCCAGGCCGTGGATTTTTTACAAAAATTAATAATAATAACAACAGCCCAACCCAACTTTTACCGAGTGGAGAAATTGTAGATGGAGAGGAGTTAAATACAGGTTTTGTAAGTTTTATCATACAAAATGTTTTAGCACCGTTGCCAAAAAATAGAAGAATTGGAAGTAGGAGTGGAGATAACACACCAAGAGGTAAAATCAAAGTTGTTAATTCAAAGTGGTCTGGAGACAAAGACGAGTGGAGATTACAAGATGTAACTTATGGTCATTTATTTAGACCAGAAGATGATGAGAATGAAGATATAGGTAGTTTAGGCCCACAGTTTACAGATTTGTCAGCCTTTACTATTGACAATGTAGCTGATATACCTATACGTAGAGATGTTATAGAAAACTTAATGAACAAGCAAAACAATAATATGTCTATATATCAATTTATGCAACAAGTAATGAGACCAGATTCAATAGGAGTAGAAGGTAAAAATATTAATGTAGGATTTAGAACAAGATCAGATGGAGTTATGGAGGTTTTCTCTGCCGCTAAAAATTGGAGAAACACAGCACAAGAAGCATCGGCTGAAATTGATGAGGCAATATTTAATAACAGGTATCCCGAAAGACATTTATTGCTTGACTATAAAAAGAATGATTCTTTAATAGAAAGATTAGATATGAACTCTAAGTTTGATCCTGGCATGACTATGACTTTTGAGTTAGGGGCACAAGCCTTTGCTGGAAACCCAAACAAGTTTGCTCAGTTTTTATCCTTTGGAAATGTGGCTGTTGAACTTAGAGATTTTTTGATAGCTGAAGATCCGCAATATAAAGATATAGTGCAAATAGCTGAGGGAGGTGACGATGCGCTAGGCGAGGCTGGAAGAGTTACAATTGCAAAAAACGCATTCTTCTCTGACGATACAAGCGGTCCTACCGTACCCTCATCACTTGTTACAAAATTTTTGATGCAGAATCCCGAAAGAATGGCTAAATTAAACGCTATGTTAGTTGCTGATTCAGGTGCTAATTTTGCCACCCAGTTATTGTCAAATTATATGAGAAAGACAACGGTGACAATTCATGGAACTACAAATATATTCCCTAATAGCACCATTTATATTAGAGGAGTGGTTCCTCAATTAGAAGGGATGTATATAGTTAATAATGTAAGAGAGTCGGTAACTCCAAGTGGTTTTCAAACAATATTAGAGGCGACTTTGGTGGTAAATAAAAATCTTGAAGAGGATGGAAGTTATAGTTAATACCTAAAGGTTAAAAAAAATAAAAATTTTATTAAAATAAAATGTTACTATATATAAAAGGATAATTATGAAATATTGGGGAGTTGAACAAGAAGAAGCCATCGTTGAATTTAACACCAACGAAGATATTGAAGATAAG